GTGTCTGCCGTGGAGCCCAGACAAAAAATCGTTGACCGGTCGCGCATTGATCATGGCTTCACCATCTTGACTCATGCACTGCCGCCCCGCCACCGCGGTTGCCGTTACATTTTTCACAACTTGCGCGCAGGTTGTGTGGCTGGTCGCCTCCACCGTTGTGTCTTGTCTGTATGTGATCTACTTCTGTTGCCTCACCCAGGCAGCCGGGCAGCCGCAGCTGGCAACGGTAGCCATCACGTGCCAGTATCTGCGCACGCAGTGTGCGCCAACGCGTGGTGCTGCCACGCTTACTCAGTGCTGATGCCATCGTCTGTGTCTTCTGTATTCTCTGGGGGGGATTTGCTGGCCAGGTTATTCCGGCCACCAAGATACGTGGCTATCGCACCGATCACGGCACCGAAGGCCGTACTCAGTAGCGTGGCTGCCTCAGTGTCCAGTGGTGACTCATGCACACTGGCGATGCTCCAACCACTGGCCAAGGTGAGCACCACCACGGCAATGGCAATGGCAGTGGCCAGGATGATAGCCACCCTGCCACGGTCCACTTCACCGATCGATGGTGCCACTGACTCAGTGGGTCAGCAAGGCCAATGCGAAGAAGCCAAGGCCCAATGCCATGGCAGCCTTCCATATATCACGGCTCCAGCCAGCCACCGTGGCAGCCACTGCGCATAGCACCACGGCCGCTATCAGGTAGATCTCTGGTGTGCCGTTGGGACGGTTGGCCAGGTAGGTAGCCAGGATCGCCATCAGTACGTGCCACTGTTGACTATGCCACTGCCATTGCGTGGGAAGTCATACGATCTGTATCGGAAGCCGGTGCCGTCCGCTGACTGATCACCTTTGCCCGCGCCCCAGTCCAGGATGATCCGGTACCCATCATTGTTGGGCCTGAGATCGATACCCACACATGGGTACTTGGCTGCGTTGGCTGCCGTGTTATTGGTGCCACCTAAGAAGGGTGCACCACCGATTGTGTATATGGCTCCTTCACGTGAGGCCACGCACCACGTTCCGCCACTGACTGGATCTACACAGATCAAGTTGTCATCTCCTGTTGTGCTCGGTGGTGTTGGTGGCAACGGCTGGCTACCACCGGCAGCCATGCTGATCACCTGATCGATAGGGAAGCCGTTGCCTAGATCCACGTGGCCACCACCCCACGCACCAAGATCAGAGTGCTGGCACACTCCACGGCCGTTGCCTTGTGCCTGCGCTGGTGTCAGCCTGACGATCGGTATGCCGAAGGCTGCGGCCTCCTCCGCGATCCATGACGCAGTGTTGGCCAGCATGGTTGGTCTGGCATTCCAGTCTTGTGCGCTCCAGCTGCCTGATGCACCGTTGGGCGCGCATAGCTCCGTCTGGATTGCCACTCTGTTGGCGTTACCGGCCGTCCAGGCTGATCCGGATCTCTGAACGTATTCACCGATGACGCCAAGTTGGGAATCGTCTATGCCGGTGTGTGAGCTAACCGGATTGGAGCCACCTTGGGTACCTTGGAAGAAGGAGCCCAGGTTCCGGAATGTCAAGGCTCCTTCGGTGGCATGCAGCACTATCAGCCGCACACTCTGGCCGCTACGGCTGGAGAAGTTGGTGGTTGGTATGGCGATGCGGCTAAGCGTCATCGTCCGGCTTGGCCCACGGCTCTGACGGCTCCACTTCTGGATCTTCGGACGGCTCCGGCCATTCCTGCGTATCGTCTTCTTCTGGCTCTGGCTGCACGTCTGTCATGATTGCTCCTGTCTTAAGTCAGGTTGGGGATTGGTGTTCCGTCTTCTTCAAAGTAGAGGCCAGCCACTACCTGCCAGTTGGCTTGCACACTGGCCAGGATGTCTTCATCAGCGATCCTGGATTGATCCGGTGGATCTCCAGCCGTGTCAGCCATACCGGGTCCGGCGGCAGCCAGTCTGGTGAATGCGTTGGTGGTCACTCCCCCACCGCGCAGCACATCGTCAGCCAGAGCCACGAAGGCTGGCCTGGCGTCATTCTGGAATGTCTCGGCTTGCTGAGTGCAACAGGCACGGATACGGCCGTTGAATAGTGCATCCTGGGTCAGCTGGTCGATTGTTGAGAAAGACAACTTGGCTCCTTTAGGGGATTCCGAGATCTTCTAGGGACATCTCGCACTGGCTGGCACCCACCTGGAGCGTTCCACCGTTGGTGGTGCCTGTCATGGTGAATGTGCGCGCGCCCGTAGCCACTGGGCTGACCAGTGCTGACGATCCCCCACCTACGCTGGCATTGGCTACGGCCACGTAAGACTCAAGCGGCCTGAAGTTGGCAAGGTCAGCCGTGGTGGCCACGAAGATCACCAATCCAGCTGCCGTTTGCTGGACACCCCGCGCGTAGCAATAAAGCCGGTACTTGCGTCCGGCTACCACGTTGGCCGTAAGTGTGCATACCGTCTGTGAGGCCGTTACCACCAGAGTGGAAGCCGGACCGGTAGCAGATCCAATGAGGCCACGTGGTGGTGACTTCCAACCGAGAGTGGCCCGGTATTGCCAGAAGGATTGAGTGTCCACCGTGTAGCACATGGCCCCATCAGTTGGCGTAGGCCACTGGGCATCACGATCCGATGTGGACGCGAAGCACTGAATGGACTGGTTCCATACCGGATTGCCCCAGGAGCTAGACGCGATCGTCTGGCCAGGAGAGACAGTTACGTGGCCCAGTGGTGTGCCAGCCAGCGCGTTGATCTCCTGGCCCAGTGCATTCACGATCGGCCTGCGTGGCTTAGTGGCCATAGCGGCTTGCACGGCAGCGATGAAGGCTGGATCGGTGGCTAGCTCCGCGATGGATTGGTCTGTGTCTGTCATATGCTCCAGGCTCCGTTATCCCAAGTGTCTGTATCCCACGCTCCACCAAGCCAGAGAGTCACATCACTCAGCACCAGCGATCCAGTCAGGCTGGCTCTGGTCAGTGTCAGCATGTAGCCCACAATCACACACAAGAAGGCTTGGCCGCTATCACGCACGTGGATGGCCTCTCCGATCAGCGCTCCGAGAAGGAGATCAGCCACGCGCGCGTCTGTGTTCACGTCCAGATCGGCTGACTGAGGGTGCATGGCTGGCCACGCGCCACCTTGTAGCACAGCTGCGGCAATCGTCGCGCCCCACGCGTCAGATTGGTTGATCAGATCGTCACGGCTATAGGTGGATGTGCCGAAGCGCTTTATAGACGGTGGATCGGTGGCCGTCTGGGTGACTGGTGTGTCACCATCCACGGCTGGATCAGCGGCGCGGGTGATGCTGACACTGTTGCGCACCACCACCGGATCATTGTTGGCAAAGGTCAGTACGCATAGCTGGTTAGGGTCCGGTCCGGAGTGCCAGTCCACCAGGATCTCCGGCCGGTAGGTGGGAAACCAGCCACCAGCCTGGCCTACCGGCAGGTAGGTGATCATGCCGGTACGATCCACGAACATGAGGCCGATACCGGTATCAGCCGCAGTGTCCAACAGATCCCATGCCTTGGCTCCGAGGGTGGTAGAGATCACCGGATGCAGATCAGTGGCGATGCTCCACCTGGATGGGTCGACGTTGGCAGCCGTGAGAATCCGATTCATCCGCGCTGAGATCGTCTCACCCTGGCCTACCGGTACGGCCAGCGTTGGCAGATCCAGGTTGGCCAATCCTCCGGTGGCATCGATGATCGACACAGACGAGATCTCCGCGATCCTGTCATAAGACCAGACATCCACCACGCCAGTGAATGCGTAGATCCAGCTGGTATCCCCTACATGACGCCACCTGATGTCCACTGCCAGATCTGGAGTGAGCATGCCAGCCCACGGACCGGACCACGGATTGTAATCGGAGCCGTAGACAGTCAGGCCACCACTGGTGCCGTTGATCTGAGTGATGAGGCCATCAGCCGAACTGGCTCCGCTGGTGATGTCAATCTCGGTGACATCACAAGTGATGTCCACCATGGCTCCCACCGCTGGATCTCCCCACCGATCGAAGTCCCATGTGGCCTGATCCCATGGTGGCGTAGCTCCACCCACGGCAATCTCCACCACGATCTCCAGAGAGCCGGTTGGATAGGTCAGTATGGCGCTCACGTGGTCAGCCCGGCAATCGGTCCGTTAGCTCTCACGTAGGCTCTCAGCGCTTGCACGGTGTGTCTGCCTACTTCGGCTGGATTGGCCGTCACCGGCACGTTTATGTGTAGGTGAACGTCTCCCCCACTGCCAACGATCTGACGTAGCAACTTCTCCGGAGTGACGATCTCACGGCCAGCTTCACCGATCACACCAAGTGTGGCCTGATCGAAGACTCCACCTTGGGCGAAGGTTGGCAGGTGGAGTGGTGGCCTCCAGTCGAAGCCTTTACCAGCCAGGCCAGCGGCCTTGGTGATGAAGTTGGTGGGCACCCTGATGGATAGGTGGATGCTGTTGAGCGCGCGGGCAAACGGATTCCAGATGGAGGTGATGCCACTGAAGACCGTATGGAAGTCACTCTTTATGGTGCTGATGGCGTGGGATATGGGCGCGAACACATGCGCGCTGATCCACTGCCAGGCTGCCTGGAATGGTGAGATTATGGCTTGGGTGAGGCCAGCCAGATCACGCTCCACTGTGCCTACGAAGCCGGAGAAGAAGCCGGTGATGGCCCGCACGGCTGATGATGCTGCGGCTTCCACGTCATGCCACACGCTGGCCAGAGCCGTGCGTATGGTTCCCCAGTTGCGAATGATCAGGTAGACGGCCGTAGCCACCGGCCCCAACAGGATGGCCACCAGTAGAGGCCAGTTGGCCTTTATCCAGTTGAAGGCATCTATGAAGGCCTGACGCACGGCCTTCACCTTGATAATCAAGACCACCAGCACGGCTACCACCACCACGATGGCCGTAATCAGGATCACCAGCGGATCGGCCTCTATGGCGGCATTCAGGAGCCACTGGGCTGCCGTGGCCAGCTTGGTCACTCCGGTCCAAATGGTAGTAGCCACCTTGGCTGCCGCTAGCAGGCCATTCCAGATGCGAAGGGTGATATTCACGGCTGCCACCGCTCCACCGAGCACTCCGATACCGATAGCCAGTGGCCCGAGCCAGTTACTGTTCTGAAGTACCCAGTTGACGAAGCCGAGAAGATCAGCCTTCAGGGTGTTCACGGCCGGTAGAAGCTTGGTGCCAATCTTCACCTGCGCTTCTTCCCACGCCACACTCATCTTGGATGAGGCCGTGGCCGTGGCAGCCGCAGTGCCACCAACGGCCTTGTTCACGTCACCCAGTAAGACCTTCTGGGCTCCGAGCAAGTTGCCTTGCTTCTCCATGGTGATGATCTGTTGCTGTTGCGCAGCCGTCAGCACCACCCCGGAGCGCTTCAGGATGGCAAAGCCTTTGGCCGGATCGGAGAGAGCCTTACCCAGTAGCTTGGCATTACCGGTGAGGGTGCCGAAGCCAGCTGCCGCCAGATCAGCCGCGGCCTTGGTGGCTCCGTTGAATATGCCAGCCTGCCTGGCACTCGCGCTGGAGACGCTATGGAAGGTGGCAAGGATGCCTTGCGCACCTTCGATCAGTACCGGTGCCACGCCAATCTGCTTACCCAGTGCCTCTGCGTAGTCTTCGGCTGCTTTGGCCGCTTCGGCTCCTCCGGCACCGGTCTTGACAAAGATGGCAGCCAGCCGGTTATTGGCCACGGCCGCGTTGGTGGCTGCGTTCACGGCCTCCTTGCCGAAGTCCACCACCTTCTCCACTGCGTAGGCTCCAGCGATGGCATGGCCCAGTGTGGCCAGCTTGGATGCACTGGTGGAAGTTTTCTTAGCCGTATCCTCAGCCGTGGTGGCTACCTTCTTCAGGCCCACCACGGCCTTGGTGGCGTTCATCACCACATCTACGGTGAGGGTGGCAGCCATTTACTTGCGCTTGTTCTCTCGCGCTATGTCTTCGTAGACGCGTACGGCCGTCATCATGGCGGCTGGATCAGAGAGCCACACAAGGTGGCTGACCCCAGTGTTAACGGCCAGGATCACGGCTAGCTCTCCATATCCCCCGCGAGGGTAGGGTCCAGCGCGTCGGCTTCTTCCGCGTCTAGATCATCGATGTCATCGAATAGCTCCAGAAACTTGGCCCAGTTGCGCGCCATCGGATTATCCGGATAGGTGCGGGTGAAGGCATTGAAAGCCACCCGCGCTTGAAGTGTCAGTGGTGAGGCCAACACCTCCAGCTTCTCCCTACCGATGGCTTGCTCTGCTTTCAGCTGGTCACTGGCTGAAGTGGTGACTTCGTAGCGCTCACCATCCAGGGTGATGCCTATGCGTCTACGGAATGTGGACATTCACTCTCCTTGTACTGAGTCCAGGATCTTCTGTAGCGACTTTTCATAGTCATGGAGCCATTCCGGCTTGGTGACAATGGCCGCTCTGGTCACAAACGGATTTGGCCAGATGTGGCGCTTTGGCCAGCCCCAGTGGATCGGTGGTGCGTAGATCAGGTTGGAAGTAACGCGCGCTCTAGCCTGCGTGCGTGGAGTGCGCAATGATCCAGTCAGGTTGCCGCTCCGATGGGGTCCGGTAGATCTGGCTCTAGAGGCCACCGTATTGGCTGCCTTGACGTTGGCGTCCTTCATATCCGCCATGTTGGCTCCAGCGGCCTTCATGGTGCGCACGAATCTGGAGAGGCCATCGATGCTGACCTTGGCGTCAAGTGCTGCCAACGCTCACCGGCTCCTTGGCTGCCGTGGCTGCCAGCGCGGCTGGATAGGTGAATACCGGCGCGTCCTGCATGTTCCAGGAGAAGTCAGAGGTGAGGGTGGCATTCACGTCACCACCGTAGGTAGCCGAAGGCACCTCGATCATCACCGTCCCAGTGATGACAAGGCCGGAATCGTCTGGCGTATAGGTGAAGGCCACCGTCTGGAGATCGTTATCCCAGATGTAGACGGTGATGCCGAGAGGATCGTCCCAGTCCTGGACAAAGGTGCCGTCCAGTGAGCGGCCGTCCAGCTTCCTACCGGCTGGCTTGGTGTCTCCACATAGCGTGGTGACGGCATTGCCGTCATCGGAGTAGTTGCTGGTAATCAGGACGTTGGTGATCTGGCAGGACATATCCACGCCTCCGGTGGTGGGTCCAAGCTGAAGCTCACCATTGGTGACGCGTGATGCCGTGATTGTCATATTGGCTCCTCAAAGGTGCATACGTAGGATGGGAAGGAAGTCATGTGAGCCGCGCCCGGCCGATTGAACGGCTGAGATCGGCTTCTCTCGATCGGTAGGACGGCTTCCACGGCCTCTACCAGTGTCTCCAGGATGCTCCAGGCCGTACGGTCCCAGTTGCCTGGAGCCGGTGCTATGCAATCGATCGACCACGTAACCGTGACTCCACAAGTCAGATTGTTCACTCGATCGGTAGGCAGGTTGACCAGCACGGCTGGCAGGTTCAGTGCGCCTATGTCGGTGGTGGCCCTGATGCCAGCGGCCTCCAGCTTGCTCACGATCTCCTCAGCGCGCGTCAGGGAAGCTGGCATCTGTCTTAAGCCAGGACGGTGGCCAGGTAGGGGCCTAGTAGCCGTTTGATATCGGAGTCTGACGGCAGGATCACGGCCGTACCCAGATCGGAGACACCGACCACGCCATCAGGACTGTTGCGACGTGACAGAAGCCGATTCACCAGGAGGAGCCCGGCTTCTGTCACGTCAGCTGATGGCACCTGACCGTCAGCGAACACCTGATTACGTAGAAGGATCGTGAACTTGGATATGACGGCTGCCACTGCCTGATCGATGGCGTCATCATCAGTGGTATCCGTGATCCGCGCCCATGCCTTGTACATATCAGAGGTGAGCCAGTCAGATGCCATGGCCTTAGCTACCTGCCTTGCTGGTGCTGGTCTTGCTGGTGCTGGTAGCCGCCAGTGGTGCGATTGGCGTGAATGTCACCTTGACGAAGGAGCCAGGATCAGTGTTCAGCGCTGAAAACATGCCAGCCACGCCAATGTTGTAACCCAGTACGCCAACGTCCAGCACTGAGAGCCTTACCGGCGCGTCAGCATTTTCGTAAAACTCCATAGCGGTGGAATCCCCCACGATGAAGGTATTGGGATCGATGAAGGGATCGATCACCGGATTCAGGCCACGCAGGCTGGACAGGAAGCCAACCACGTTAGAAGTGCCTGGAGCATTCTGGGGAGCCAGGTTGGGGAAGATCGGCCTCCCATCGGTATCCACCAGTGAAGCGATGGCGGCATAAGCGTTGAGGCCAAGCCATACCGTGTCAGGGAACATGTTGTCTACGCTCTGTTGGGCGCAGAGCACCGAAGCCTCAGCCAGCATCGTCATCAGGTTGGCAGCCGTACCGTCCCACGCCAGTGGAGATCCGGTGTTGGTGATGCTGTTGGCCATGATGGTGGCCCCGACATTGTTGGATGCCCGCGCGTAGACGGCCGCGAAGTCGGAGAAGATCAGATCGATAGCGGCCGGTGAAGCACGCTCCACCAGCTGCCAGGAGACATCCACGGCACCGGCCCACGTTTGGAGATCGCACTTCAGGAGATCCACCTTGAAGTCTCCGGAGGCCACCTGGGTCTTCTCTGCGGTCTGTTGGCCCACGATCACATGCTGAAGGATGTGCGGCCTCTGAACTTCCATGCCCACGGCAGGCAAGGTGGGATGGCTGAAGCTGTTGACGGTGGGCCTGGCTGTCAGCCACTGGCCGATCAGTGGCCCGATGACTTGTGGTGGCACCAAGCCGGGAGCGTCCGAAGTGGTGACATCGGTGAGAGCCCGCTGGAGCCGTGATCTGGCCTGATGGTCACCATGCTGCATACGCATGTAATCCATGGCGTACTCACCAGGAGAGCGATATACCGGCTGGCCAGCGATACCTACTCCGGCCGGTGGATCGGTGGCACTGCGGGTGATCCGGGCAAGGGTGGCAGCCGCGCGTTGGTCTAGCTCCTCACGGCTGGCCAGCACGGTAAGCCGCTCTGCGTAGGTTTCAGCCTGCGCCCGTAGCTCATCCCACGTGGCTTGCTCTGCTTCGGATAGTTCGTCTCGGCTCTCGGCTGCGGCTAGATCTTCGATCCCCCGCATACGGCCTTGTGTCTCGTCAAAACGATCTCGGATCGTCTCAATCATGGATGGCATGTGCGTCACCTTCTCTGTAGTGGCTTCTGGGTCCACTCAGTGGTGACGATCCGGCTAGCTCACGGTGGCGATCTCACTCCGATGGGCTGGCTGGTGTTCCGGCCAAGCTATGTCACCGGCAACGGTAGCACCGAAGCCGAGAATATCCTAGGAATCTGAGGTTTTCCTGTCTTAAGACAGGAGATCTGCCGTATACTAGAGATATGACATCCACTCAGGCAACCACCACCCTCCATGATCACTACGCCAACAACGCGCTGGCCTGCGGCCATGCCCCTACCTGCCAGAAGGTCACACTTGAGCGCAACTGGCCCACCATCGTCAGCCATCCAGTCTGTGATTGCGGCCATGGTGAGATCTGGAGCCGTACCACCTTCCACCAGCTGCGCCAAGCCACTGGGGCCAAGAAGGCCACGGCTCCGATCATGGAGCTAGGGGCCGATCTCTCACCGGCCGTAGCCGCCATTGAGAAGGCCTACCGTATGTTTCAGAAGGCTTACGCTGACGCCCCTGCCGTAACCATCGTGGTGAAGCGTGACTCCAAGGCATGGGGTCACACCACCGTGGCCAAGGTGTGGGCTCCGGCAGCCACCGAAGCCGCAGCCGATCGTTTTGAGATCATGATCTCCGGTGAGAATCTGCGCCGCGGAGCCGATCACGTGGCTGCCACCCTCCTGCACGAGGCCGCTCATGCTCGCAACCTGAACAAGGGGATTCTGGACACCGACACCACCGGCCGTCATAACAAGATCTTCAAGGCCACGGCTGAGGAGCATGGCCTGTCTTGTGAGTGCGCTGGCTGGCACGGCTGGACGGTTACGGCTCTCACCGATGACGGCCGCAAGCGCTGGAGCCAGATGATTGCTCTGATCAGCCGTGGCCTGGCCAAGTCAGCCGCTACGGCCATGCCTTCGGTGGATCACCTGCCGGTGGCTCCCACGGTGGAGGGTGGCAGCCCGGTAGCTCCTCCGGTCGGCAAGGGTGGCGTACGGATCGCTCCTCCTCGCCGTGGCAATCACAACCTGATCAAGGCCGTTTGTGAGTGCGGCTACTCGATCCGGGCCAGCAAGGGGGTGCTGGACAAGGCCGCTCCGGTGTGTTCGGAGTGCCACTCAGCCTTCGTGGCCAGCTAGCCTGCCGGATGGGGAAAGGGAAGCCCCATCCACTAGCCAAGATCCCCTGATCCGTCCTGTCTCAGATGGATCAGGGGATCTTTTATGTCATGGGTTCCGGCATGGGACACCAGTAGCTCCAGGAGAACCGTTGTGGCTTCGTCTGTGTGCCATTCCGCTCCGCACGTGCGGCAAACCAGCTTGCCGGGCTCCTGGGGCATTCTGGAGGCCTCCGAAGGCACTCTAGCGACGCGTCCCTAAACTGTCGTTAGGGGCTACACCGGCATAGGGCTGCCAAGCGGCAACGTTTTCGTCGTAACGCCACCAAATCCCGCAGGGGCAGGGATTCCGGTAGTTGATCTGAGCGGCGGCATGCGGGCAGTTCTGTGCCATAACACGCACAGAGTCGGCGTTAGGTGTCATGTGTCACCACTGTCGATATGTGCCAGGGCCTCAACCAATGATCTGGCCTTCCCGTCAAGGACTAGCTGTGCAGCGGCCCTGTGATCAAGCCATTCCTGCTTCGTCATCACGGCCTTGACGATGGGGTGGGTGTCTTCATATTCGGCGTTAGGTGTCACCTGCGTATACGGCCAAAACGGTCCATGAGATCTTGCCTGGCCTCCGCTAGCTCGGTGAGTGTACGCACGGCTTCGGAGCGCTGACCGGTGACTCCGGCCATTTCATAGGCAGGGAAGGTGCACAAGCTGACTTCACGTAGGCGTACTTCGGTGCGCTCCACCAGCTTGCGGCCTTCGGCTCTGGAGCGGCCTGGAGTCTCCACCCCATCCAGTGGGCTGAAGCCGATCGACAGGCCAGACAGGACGCCATCACGCACCAGGGTGGAAGCCTCACGGCCTCGATCGGTATCCGATAGCCGCCACTCCCCTCTGAGGCCGTCTGGAGTCTCCTGGAGATCCTTGGTGGCTCCGATCCCCCAATCTCTGACTTCATGGGACTTGATCAGGGGAATCCGGTTCATGCGCTCCCTGATGGTCTTGGTGAACGCGCCGAAACGGAACATCTCGTCATACGGTGCGCCACCGAAGTCAGAGACGGTGGCTATCCGGTTGAACGGCATGGCCAAGCCGTAGATTGTCATGCCGTCATCGCTGACGGCATCGATGGCAAAGTCTCTTTCCAGCTGTCTCATCCCACCGGCTCCTTGTTCGTGGCTTGCGCTTGCGGCGCGGCATTACCAACCGTCTGGGTTCCGGTGCCAAGTGGTAACGGTGCCGGAATGATGACTGGTGTTTGCGTCTCGTCTACGTTGCTGGCATCGCTCGGACCGATTCCAGGCCCACCGTCAGCCGGATAGCCCATTAGCTCTCTGGCTTCACCTTCGGTGAGTAGGTGCGCAGCGAAGCCACTGATGGCCATGGTGAATCTGGCTGCCGCTTCTGGCCGTAGCAGGTTACGCGTATCGAAGTTGGCCTCATTGCCGCGCGGCAGAAGCTGAAGGCTGAACTGTTGCTCCAGTGGCACCAGTAGCCGCATAACGGTGGTCCGGATGAAGCGGCCAAACTCGTTCTCAGCGTTGGTATAGGTGTGCCTCTGGGTTTCGATCCCCAGCATGAACGGCGGAATGCCCAGAGCCATGGCTACCACCTGGCTATTCCACTGCCTGGCCTGGACCAGCTGCGCATTGTCGGCATCAGACACCAGAGGAGTGAAGGTGGTGGACGTTGGCAGCACGATCGGAGTGCGTTGGCGTCCACCCACCGTGCGCAGCCAGGCAGCCTTTAGCTCGTCCGCTTGATCTTGGGTGAGATCCGGCCTGGAATCGTTGATCACCCCGGTAGGGATGGCTGATTCATCGAAGTAGCGGCCTGCGTACTCCTCTGCCGCTTGCGCGCCCATCAGGCCAGCGGCCATGGTGGGTATCAGCCCACGCCCGATGATCTCCCCGGAGCGCTTGTCCAGAGCCACATGGAGCAACTGGGAGCCGTCCAGTGGCTCTTCACCGGCATAGGTATAGGCCAGCCGCCCACTGTTTTGCCGGACCACTGAAACCTTGGTGACATCCAGCGGCAGGATGGATGAAGGCCAGCCGGTGGAGTCTGGCTCTCCGATCAGCGATACGTGGTTGCCGTAGAGAGCCATATCGCTCACGTAGCCGTCTACAAAGGTGGCCAGAGTGCCGTTGTCAGCTGGAGCCGGATTGGCCACCACCGTGGCTGGTGGGATCACTTCGGCCTCTCCCCGGTACTGGCGTAGCGGCAGCTGCATCACCACGCCAGAGATCAGCCGGAGGCCAGCCGTGAGCGGAATGATGCCGCGCGCTCTCCACTCTGAGATCCAAGGGAATGGGTAGAGGCCAGGAGTCCAGCCAGTGGAGTTGATCTGGGTTTGCTCGAACATCCTTCGGGCCATATCAGCCGCGCCGTACAGATCGCCAGTGATGCCGGAATCCGGCAGCCCACCCCCCAGAGCCTGGCTACCACGGCCAGCGGCCAGGCTGAAGGCTCTGAGAGCCAATCCGGCCTCTGTACGCACCCTATCTAGCCAGGCCATTGGCCTCAGAGCGTAACGCTTGGCGCAGCTTCGGTGAGGTGAATGGCCTCTTAGCGATCCTGATCATGTGGCCTCCGCAACCGTGGTTGCCATCGTCGCCACCTGGGACCATCTTGCAAGCCACTCCCTTCTTGGCCTCCGTCAACCGTGGTTGCTGGCATGAATCACATACCAGCCATTCATTGCCGTACAGCTGGCCTTGGATGGCCCATCTGACGAGGATGATAGCCATGGCGTCGAAATCAGTGGCTTGGCAAACGGCCTTGATTGTGTTCAATGCCAGCCGATCAAGCCGCGCGTAGAGGAGATCGGCTCCGGCCAGCCACCGCAGCTTCTCAGCCAGACTGGCCATACCCAGATACCCAGAATCTGAGGCCAGGGGGGGTTCTACTTGCCTCAGATTCTGGGTATCTGGAGTCACGGTAAACGCATTTTCCATCCACTTCGTGCCTCTCCTTCGGATCTCCGCACTTGTCGTGCCACCACGCCTAGTCTGTTGCGCGCCTCTTGAACCGTCTTATTGTTGAAATGCCACTCCTTAATCTCATCCAATACTTCATGAGACCAGCGCTCACCATCAGCCAAGATCTGTCTTAAGACAGACATACAAAACTCGATCTCAGTAACCTTCACCACTGAATCTTCACTTGGCTCCGGTGCCTTCGGTGCTGCGCCAAGATCGTCAGCCCGCAGAGCTACCGGACCGGTCCAGGTGACGTAGGCCACGCCAAGCTGATCGTGAGGAGTGAGCCGGAATCCGAGAGCCTGCGGCCGCTCCATCAGATTGGACTTGGTACAGGCCAGCACGCGCATGCTCTCGTCATCTGGGTTAACTCCGATAAGCCAGCCCGCGCGCGCCGCGCCCACAATGCCAATCGATCCCCCGCCGCGGTAGATGGCCTTGGCCCCACCTTCTTTGCGTAGGTGGCGCAGCATCACTATGGCGCAGCCGGTACGGCCAGCCACCTGGCGTACATGCCTGAGAGTGCGTCTGATGTCGGAATCCTTGTAGGTGTCCACCCTGGCTGATAGGTACTCAGCCAGGACATCCACGATCACCAGCCGCGCCCCGGTAAGCCTGATCTTGGCCTCCAGGAGATCCAGATCGGTAGGGATGTCAAACGGTGAATCCAGGCTGGCCAGAGTCACCCCATCGATGAAATGCACTCGATCCAGATCGGCCGCAGCTGCGTTCAGCCGGTTAATGATCGTGTCATGTACGTCATCTTCACCGGCCAGCAAGATCACTCCAGCCGGATCGGAGCCACCAGAGCCATCCGGCATCTTGGCTCCGTTGGTGATACGGCTGGTGAGATCCAGGAGCATGGTTGACTTGCCCGCGTCCGGATCACCATCACAGATCACCAGCTTTCCGGCTGGCAGCCACCCTGGCCAGATCCACTCCACCTGCCTGGCCTTGATCTCTGACAACTTGTAGGCCAGCAACATGCGTGGTTGGCTGCCAGAGGCCTCTGACGGCTTCGGAGAGCCGTTGGCCGTGAGATCGGTGATGCCTACGGCCGTCAGGTGGCCGTGAGCCTTCACAAAGTCACCGTGGAAAACCAGCCAAGTCCAGAGGCCGAAGGCATCGCGCGGCGATCTGGTGGGTATGCCTGTCTCGGCTGCCACCGTCTCTGACCAGACGGCACAGAAGCCGTCATCGCCATAGACGGTGGCACTAGGGGTGTCAGCCGATTGGCTGGAGTGCGGAGAGTGCCAGTGTTCATCACCGTTTCGATCCTGACGCACCAGATTCCAGCCCAGAGCGGCCAGGATCTCCGAGCAAGTAACCAGCTGGTTAAACCGGCTGCCAGCCAGGTGGCCAGTGTAAGCCTTGGTTTGCTCTGTTGACTCTGGCAGTGGTGGCAAGGTTTCGATCAGATCAGACCATTGGTAGGGCATCAGTGTTGGCTCACTCTCATTGTCACCGGCACTTGACAGCCGATCTTCCAGTTAATCGATCCAGGCAGCCGCATCAGCCTGTCCAGTGTGAATACGTCATCCAGGTGGACGCGCGCCTCTCTAGCCAGTTGTTGCCACAACAGACGCCACCTAGCCATCACTCCTTGTGCATCAGCGGCCTCTAGTGGCTCCGGAGCCGTCCAGTAGCACTGGACGCCATAGCCGGTGTTAACCACGATGTCTGGCCGGTATGGGTACCGTCTGATCAGCATGGCCGCTTCTGCCAGATCCTTTGGCAGGTTGGGGATCTGGTGTGCTGGCCCGGCAATGTCCACATCGATCCAGAGCGCGGGGATGGAGTGGCACTCAGCCACTCCACCACGCTTACCGTCCGGCAGGATCTCGCGCCTAGGTGCCACCCCTAGCCATAGGTTGCCAGCTTCACCGTGTCTCACGATCAGTGGCCGTAGCGTCTCTAGCTCCCCGATGGCAGCCCACTCCGTCTTGCGTCTACCGGTGGAGCAATCCTCAGCAAACAAGGTGACGTATCCGGTATCGGAGTGTGCGTATAGCCTGCTCAGAAAATCAAGCGCGAGATCTGCGTCTACGTTCATGAAGCGAAAAGATCTTCTTGCTTCGATCCAGCCTGAACGTCCACCCGAAAGATCTTCGCTGGCTGCGGCTGGCCGGTTGGCCGTAGTTCTATTAGCTCCACGTCTATGCGATCTCCTTTCACTGGCTTGGCTGCCATCAGAGCGGCCTTCAGATTCTTGGTGCCTGCCGGTAGCTCCACCTTGTCTTTTGTAGTGACGTTGCCGTACTGGGACAAGGTGGCATTCACCAGTGCATAAAGCAGGTAAGAGCCGAACTGACCTTCCTGCACCTTCACCTCAGAGACGGTGCCTTGCACTCGATCGCCAATCTGGTTAAAGCCAACGCGGTCAGTGGCTAGGCGTGGATCTTCATACGGATTGCTTAGACTCATCTTCTTCACTCCTCATTTCATACAGTTGGATAATCGCAAACGTCTTCTCTAGTTCGTCGTCTGTCATGTTGGGTAGTGGTGCTCTGATGCCAGCTTCGATGCAGAGCGCTGATAGTTCTAACCGTTGCTCCGTAGTCATGGCTGAGATCCGATTCTTGATCAGATCGAGTGTCCAAGAAGTCTCGCGCGGCAATGGATCACCAATGCCAACCTTGGAGGCTTCCCACCGTCTGATCTCAAGCGCAGCCAAGAAGCATCTTCGGTGCGCCACATCATGCGGAATGGGCCTTAGTTCGTAGGTGCCGTCTCCTTTCAGGTGAAGGATCGCTGAAGTCTTCGGGACACTCCAAGCGATCTCGCGTTGATCTGAATCAAGTGTGTACTCACCACCGAGTGAGTAACCACCTACCACTTGCACTGCCATATCGGGCCAGAGGCCTTTTCCGGTCTTGTAGTCCACCAGTGTCAGCCCTAGCTCTGGGTATGCCTTGAATCGGCACAAGAGATCTGCCGTGCCTGCGTGAAGGTGTGTCTCATTGAATAGCGTGCGCTCCATCCAGATCGGCTCCGGTCCACACTCAGCCATCCAGCTGCGCGCCGCGCGCACGTAGCCGTCCACTTCGGCTTCCACCGAGTAGTCAGCACCACCGAGCATCTTTTCCACAATGGCGTGGATCTCAGATCCCATGTTGGCCGCTGCGTCTCGTTTGGCCCATGGACGATTCTTCAGCCAGGTAACGGCTTCCATGGCTGGCTTCTCACGCCACTCCTCCAGATCGGAAACGGCTGCCAGTGCTACTTCGTAGGCAGCCCAGAAGGGTATGGCTGGCTTCGGCACTGCGTTAGAGACACCAGTCACCCCAAGGTAAACCGGGCTCCCACCGTGCCTGCCTGGGTTCACGTAGAACCTAGTGCCGTTCACGTCTCTGGAGTACTTCGGATTCGTCACCGGCTGAACGCTTCCAGGATCAGCGACACTTCTCGATCGTCAGAGCCGAGAGTGAAGGCCAGCGTTACCGAGACATCGTGAGACTGGCCTTCACCAGTGTGAGTGAACGCAAGTTGATAAGGCCCCAGAGCCATCACTTGGCGCGCAGGCATGGTGGTATCCACTTCTTCTCCATTCCTTCTGTCTTAAGTCAGTACGTCAAAGCCAGCCGCGCGCTTGCCAGTCATAGAAGTGAAGGATCACCACGTGGCTCCGTTGCTCCTCCAGCTGGTGCGTGTGCCTACGCGTGATGAAGGCTAAGAAGCTGCGCATAGAGATCCACAAACACTCTCACTGGCGTGGTGGCATACCAGTCACCTGGATTGCCTCTGCGTGGCCTCTTGTGCATCACCACGAAGAATGGAGTACCGGCACGCTCCGATTGTTCAGCCGTCTCATCTACCCAGGTGGACAAGGCCAGAGCCTTGCAAGCCTTCACCTGGATACAGAGATCAGGCACTCCACGCAGATCACCTACATCAGCATGGCCAGCCAACGGATTCCGGCTGACACCTGGGAAGGTGGGAGCCAGGTAATCACGTAGCTTGGATTCACCTTCGGTGCCGATCTGGCGTGGTCTACGTGGTGCCATCTTTGGCCATCCTTGCCCGCGCCATGGCCTCAGCTTCACGATGCTTCAGCCGCTTGGCCAGGGTGCGTGATGGCATGGTGCCATCAGGATCGATCTCCTGACGCCACTTGGCCAGCTTGGCCTCTCTCAGCTTGACGTTTTGCCCATGGCCACTGGATCTGGCCCACCTGGCATGAGCGGCTAAGCGCGCCCGCTCCTTGCGCCACTCCGGATCTTCGTAGCCCACCGGTTAAGCCTGCAAGTAGTGGCCAGGCTGGCCACCCAACGTCTTGGCCAATGCCACGCGATGGCACTGTTTCTCTGGTGCCGCCTTGCCTGTCTCCCACCGAGATACCGTCATGCCGCTTACGCCAATGGCTTGGCCCAGTTCATTCTGGCTGAGGCCAAGTCTGGCGCGGATGCGCCGTATTTTCCTGGCCACTGGGCCAAGTGGTGGGCCGTCAACTTCGTTAGCTGCACTAATGCCCATGGGCATGGGTTACTACCGGGCGGATCTACTGCACAAGTACTTCTTGAAATGGCATCCTGACCAGCCACGATACGTTCAACATTAACGCCAGACGTTAACCACTGCCACCCAGGGTGTTTACCTGGGTCTAACCTTCGTCACCGCGACTCTCACCCTGCGTGGCAGTGGACAAGATGTGGATAAGATGTGGACCGAATTTGCAAGGCTTTAATTCAAATTCAGCTTGGACGGCTGATCCGATCCACCATTGAATGCTTACGGCCGCTCTGGATGGCTCTGCGCTCCACCGTGCCGCGGCCGTAGTGCTCCAGCATGGCATTGGAAGACCAACCGGCCAGCTTCTTGATCTCATCCGGCTGCATGCTGGCCTCCAGTGCGTTGGCAGCCCAGGTGTGGCGCAGCTGGTGAGCGTGAACGTGGCCAACTCCAGCCTGGGTGGCTCTGCGCTGGACTATCCGGTTGACTCCACCACCAGTCATGGGGCCACGGTTGCCAAGCCAGAGCCGGTCAGTACGGTTGGCGTACATGTGCCGTTGCCGGGCGCGTAGGTAGCGATCCAGAGCCAGAGCCGTCTCCTCACCGATCACCACCTGGCGCGGCTTGGAGCCTTTACCCATCACGCTCACGGTGCCAGCTTCGATGTCCACATTGCTCACGGTGATGGTGGCCACTTCGTTTCTACGGCAGCCGCTATCGAACATGAAGCGAAGCAGAGCGGAATCACGACGCGCGGTGAAGGTATTGCCGCGGCAGGCTTCCACCATGGCCACGGCCTCACGATCGCTGATCACCTCCACGGCCTTCTCCGGTATGACCGGTACTGACATCTTGGCCATGGGGTGACGCGCGATCTCCTCCTCGTCAGCCAGGTAGCTGAAGTATTGCTGGAGTGCCTTGTGAGCGGTGGCGATGGTGGAAGCCGCATAGCCACGATCAGCCATGCTCACTTCGTAGGCTTCCACCACGGGACGGCTGACGGTGTGCACATCGGTGGAGAGCCCTTCGGCCTCCAGCCACTCCGAGAAGAAGCGCACCAGCCGCAGATAGGTGGCTCTGGTGAGATCGGCCTTGCCGGTGGAGCGCATGCGCAGATTCCAGCCGGTAAAGGTGTCGGTGATCTTCAGTTGGGTAGCGTCTGGCACGGCTGGCTCCATCCTCAGTGGTAGTCGGCTGCCTCTGGAGGTTTTGCCTGGCCTTCAGAGGCGCGCCCGCAGTTATCGTACCAAACCTTGTCTTGCTAGGTGGTCCAGCGCCCCATTTATGCCCTCTGACCAGGACTTTTACCTGTTTCCGGGCTCGGGGATTCCGGCACTAGTACTGCCAGATCTGATGGGGATCGTGTCATGCTAGAAGTGCTGGTGAGCGTGGATTTTGCCCTTCTAGCATCCTGTCTTGCTTCATGTTCTAGTGCGCGGATGAGATCGCCAGGTAAGCCAGGAGTTCGGCTGCCACCTGCGCTGGCACTCCTGTTGTCTCCCCTTCTGGATCGGCACCACCGCTGAAGACCACCGGACCCACGATGTAGTCACCGGCCATCAGGTGGCAGCCATGGCTACGCATGAAGGCTTCAGCCACCGGATTGGCTGGCAAGCGCTTCAGCTTGCCTTCTTCGTCCACCCAGGCCACGTAGCCGTCTCCGTAGACGGCCTCGATCCAGCCGCCCAGCTGATCACGCAGCCAGACATATGGGATCTCCGCTGGATGGCTGAAGTCGAACCACGTGCCGTCAGGCCTGATGACGAAGGTGCGCAGCATGCCGGTTAACGCTAGACGTTAAAAGGCACTCCAGCTAGCGGGCTGGACCTTGGTGATCTTCCTACCGGCCTCGAGGTGAGCCAGCAAGGTGGCTCTGGCTGCATCGATGTCAGCCGTGCGGCTTCTTCTCTGCGGAATGTCTCCAGGTGAGTCAGCCGAAGCCAGAGCCAGAGCGGAATCCAAGACCGGATCTCCCATGTGCACCACCAGCCGACCGATACAGCCTTCGTAGAAGCCAGCTGATGCCCGTTGTAGGTCAGCTGCGTTGATATTGGCCACTTCGGTGCGTCCAGAGCACACGCGGTTAACCAGAGCCTCTACCGGAGTCCTGGCTGCCACGGCTACTACCGGAGGCTTCCAGCGCTCAAGTAGCTCATCCAGCCGTGCTGCCAGCAAGGCCAGTACTGATCCTTCGGATTCGTCGAAGCTGGCAGCCAGATCCACCCCAGTGCGCTCATCTTCTCTGATCCAGGCCACGGCTATGGAGCCATGGCGTAGCTCCGGTCCGGCATCCACCCCTAGACAGATCATCCCCGGAGTGTCAGGCAGCGGCGCGCGATGCTCCAGACAGGCAGCCCAGATGCCTTCAGGTAGATAAGGGTGCATCACCATCACCGGTCGGCACAACACTTCTGTCTCGAATACGTCAGGTGGATCGGTTCGGTACTCCTGCTCGATCGTCTCCAGATCGATCAGGTAGCCCAGAGCCGGATTGGCTTGCACCCACCCTCTGGGGTCGGAGCGTTCATAGTCAGGGGATGCGCTCCAGGAGTAGAAGCCGATCGGTGAGGCCGCATCAGCCATCCAGGCTTCACCTTGGGCAATGAGGGTGCGCAGCACGATCGATGACATATCCCCTTCATTGGAGATGCTCCAAAACTGGCTGGACGGCCGTGCTCGTCTGGTCTTCTCCAGAGCGGCATACGCTCTCCAGTCGGTGGCCTCACGTAGCTCATCCAGCACCACCAGATCACCATGCAAGCCCCTACCGGCTCCGCGGGTGGAAGCCGTCACCTTGTAGCGGCCTTTGGCTCCGATTCGGAATGACTCCCTACCATTCTGGTGGTGAACGTCCCACGGATCTAAGCCAGCTTCGGTGGCCGTCTCTAGCGCATCAGTCCAAGACTCCAGAGCCACATCACGATTCTGGGCGGCACCAATGATCTCCTCACCCCAGAGGCACATGCCACCAAGTACGCGCATCGTGGTCAGCTTGGTCTTGCCATTCTGCCGGGCTGCCAAGGCCAGCACCGTGCGTCTACGCCACTTGCCAGCCGAAGTCTCCAACGCTTGGTCTAGCAACCACTGTTGCCATGGCAGGATGTCCAGGCTTAAGACAGATTTACAGAAGAAGACTAGCTCCGGACCCATTGATTTGCCACGGCCTCTGCGCGTTCCCACCCGCGGTTCAGTGCTGCCGTAGATCGTTGGTTTCCGTTTGATTGCTGGACGTTTTGCCGGCATTCTCTACCATTCCACTAGCATCGATTGAATCGGGCGGAAAAATGAACAC